CGGTCGATCCTGGGTTGAGATGGATGGCGAAATTGAGCGGCACGGCGACCGGCTGGAATACAGTGGTGTTGCAAGCGATGGGTCGCACCGCATCGATCGCGGCCTGGACGATGGTGACATCGGCGGCCAGCGGCACGGGCTCGGCGCGGTCATCACACATGAAGGTGACGCCGATCGTGCCGGTGCCGATCCAGTCCGGATACACCCACGCCCGGGTGGGCCCCGATATCGCGAGGGTCCAACGGCGGAAATCGGCATCGCTGCCGCCTTGGGGGGTCTCCTGAATCCGTGTCAGCAGACGCGACAGCAACGACGAAACCTTCTCGATGTCGGCTCCCCCAGCCAATCCACCGCTGCCAACGGTGACGGTCGAGCTGATCCCGCTGGCGGGGAGGGTCAGGGTCAGGGTGCCGCCGGCATCGGTGTTGGTGACGGCGCCGGCGCTGGCGCAGGTGACGGTGCCCGACCCGGTGCCGGCGGCCAGGGTGACATCGGCGGCCAGGGTGTAGACCAGACCATCCGAGCGGGTCATGGCGGCCCCGGCGCTGAGAGTGGCGCCGCTGGTGCCGGTCAGGGTGACGCTACCGCTGGCGGCGGTGGGGGCCTTGCGCTTGAGCCCCCAGATTCCGGCCCAACGCACCAGGTAATCGGATGACGCCGTGTCGTAGATGATGTTGGCGGCAACCTTGGCGATCGCGCCGTACAGCCCATCGACCAGCGCGCCGACGATCTTGGTCAGGACCCCGAGCACCGAGCGCGGCGGAGTCGCGTCGGCACCCGGCAGCCGGGTGACGATGGCGGTGGCGACCGACTGGCACAAGGTGGTGAGGCTTGGGGTCGAGACCGTCATAATCAAAGCCCCCACGGCAGATCATGGGTGAAGGCGGTGGTGGTCCCGTCCGGCTTGTGGGCGACGACCCCGAAGCGGAACCAGCCCCGCTGCGGGAACGCGACGGTGATGTCGAGCGACGACGCCCAGCCATCCTCGACCATCCAGGCCAGCCCCTCGGCGATGATCGCCTTGGCCTTGGGCAGCACCGCCGGCAACTGCCGCTCGCGTTGCAGCTGCCACAGGCGCGAGCCGATCCGGTCGGGATCGGTGCCGATCCCCTTGTCGGGCCGCGCCAGCGGCTCGACCCGGTCTCCCCACCAGCCGCGCCGGCTGGCGCCTTTGGGCAGGTCGTCATCCTCGGCCGCGCGCCGATCGGCGAACAGCGACAGCACGGCGGCGGTGGCCAGCCCCTCGTCCTGGGCGAGGTCGCCATCCTCACCGAGGAAGATGTCCCACCCCCCCAGCGCAGGATCATATTTAAGGGCGATGTCGGTCATTGCGGCGCCGAGGTCTTGGCCCCGGCCCCCCCGCTGACGTGGACGTGCTTCTTGAGGCTGATGCCATCGGCGATGACGTCGCCGGTAACGGTGATCCCATTGCCGACGGCGAGCGCCCCGGTGAGGGTGACCTGCGGGCTGTCGATCGTCACCGACGGCGTGCCGGTGATCTTGACCGGCAGGCCGGCGCCCTCGATCACGATCCCTTCGCGGCTGATGTAGATTTTTTGCCCCAGGTCGTCGTAGAGCTGAGACTCTCCCCCCTTGAGGCCGGTCGGCCGGTAGCGCCGGTCGTCGATCGCCACCACCAGGCCGTGGCCGCGGACCCCGCCCACCGAGACGTAGGCCGCCTCTGCCCCCACCAACGGGACCGAGGTGAACCCGTAATGGCCCAGCACCTCGGTCTCGTTGCCGAGTTCGGCCTTGATGGTGCCATCGGGCTGGGGATAGGCCATCAGCCGGACCTGGACCCGCTGCAGCGCGGGAGCGTCGTCGATCAGCGTCAGGATGCCACGGGCGATCGAGTTGCGGATCTGACGCCGGATCGGATCGAGCAATTTGTTGATCCCCCGGACCATCGCGTCGGTCATTGCCCCCCTCCCGCGCCGTTCTCGTAGGGCGCCAGCGAGGTGAGCGGGGCGGGGTCGAAGGCCGACTTGCGGGCGAGACTCAACTCGGCCAGTTGCCCGTTGTCGGACAAGGTCAGACGCACGCCGGCCACCAGCAACGTCTCGTGGATGCCGAGGAAATCGTCCTCCAGCCGGATCATCGTGTTGGGGGCGTAGAGACTGCCCTTGGCGTCGCGCCAGCCGACGACGGTGATGGTCGGCCGCCGGGCCCGGCCGGAGCGAACCGCCGCTTCCCACGCCGCCCGGGTCGGCAGGAAGGCCATGTCGCAGGTGTTGGCCTCGGTCTGGACGATCAGCGGCCGGTAGCGGGCGACATTGGGGTCGCTGGCGTGGGCGCTGGCTCCGGTGGTGATGCGAGGGTCGGAATAGGATTCGTTGCTGCCCGGAAACTGCCCCAGCAGGTAGTAATCCCGGAACAATTCGCGCTCGGAAAAACCGCAGGAGCCGGCCAGGATGTTGGCGCCGAGGCGCGCCTCGGCCAGCGCCCCGGCGCTGCCCGGCCGGGTCAGCACCAGGTTGCCGTCGGCGTCGGCCATCGCCAGCAAGCCATATTGCCGGATTGCCCGATCCAGGCACTCCCAGACGGTCTCCCCCATCTGGATGCTGTGCCCGGCTAAAACCTTGCGGGTATCCGACACGGTGGAGACGATCTTGATCCCGAACGGATCGCACAAGTCGGCCGCGATCCGCATTACACTGGTCCCGGTCCAACTTCCGACGCCAGCGACAAGCGCGGAGCAGTCGATCAGGTCGCCGGTCCTGTCGCGCCCCCGGATGGTCACATTGTGCGACTGGCCGTCATAGGAGATATCGACATCGTTGACGTAGCCGGTGATCAGGGTGGTCTCGCCGATCACCACCTGGCAGGCGGTGCCCGGCGCGATCCGGCGGGTGGCCTGCTGGCCGGGCCAGCGTTCGGTCACCCCGACCGAGAAGGTCCGGCACACCTCGGTCAGCGATGCATCGATCTCGACCTCGGTCCAACCGGCATGGGTATCGCCCCCGATTTTCAACGTGACGGTGTCGTCCCTGCTGGTCATGGCGCCAGCACCGTCAGGGCGGTGGCCGGCACGAACAGCGGGTGCTCGACCGCGTTGCGGGTGCAGAGGTCGTTAGCTTGGCTCGGGTCGTCGTACAGTTCATGCGCGAGCACCAGCGCCGGCAGTTCGGCCGGTGGGGTGTAGGTTTCGAGCGCCGACAGCGCGGCGGCGCGTTGGTTGATGTCGAGCACCAGGGTGGTGCGCAATGCATCGAGGGCGGCGCGCAGATCGCGGTCCGAGGTGGCCACGCCGGCAGCGTCGAGCCGGTCCGCGAGATCGTCCCGGACCGACAACGCGCTATCCTGGGAATCGTAGGTTGCCGCCGCCGCCGCCCGGGCGGCTTCGATTAATGCCTGCAGACTCATCAGGGACAGCAGGGCGGCGCGGTTGGCAATGATGGTGGCGCGGTTGAGCCCGGCTGCCGGGATCGACGACCCCCAGGCGACCCCGGCCAGCGCATCGGCTACGGCGGTGAAGCCGATGCCGGTATCGGCGAAATCCTGGATCAGCGCGACCAGACCGGCGGCCAAGCTGGATGGTGTCGCCACCAGGGTGGCCAGCGAATCGGCGACGTCGGCGATATCGGCGATCAGGGACAGGCCGGCGACGTCGGCGATCGTCACCGCCCCCGCGCTGTCGGTGGCGGTGGCGACGCTGTCCGAATAATCGATCGTCTCGGCCAGGCTGGTCAGCACATCCAGCAGGGCGCCGGCATCGGCGATCGCGGCAACGGTGATTTCGTCGGTGCTCATGCGGTGAACGCTCCAACGAAAGAGGTCTGGTTGGTGGTGGTGGCGCTGGCGGCGGCGGCGGCGGCCCGGGCCGAGGTGTCCGCGGAAACGGTGATCGCCCCGCTGTCGCCCGCCTCCAGGAACGTCATCATCACCCGACACATCCGCTGTTCGCGGATCAGGTCTTCGCAGGCCATCCAGCCCCACACCTGGACCCTCAGCAGCCCGAACGTTGGATGCACCAGGGTCCCGGGGCCGGCCACTTCAAGCGCGGAGATCAGCCGGTCCCGCTGGGCGATCGCATCGTCGCCGATCAGGTAGCCATCGACGCAATAGTCCCGTTGCCGATGACCGAGATCCTCGGTATAGGGCCGTTCGCGCATTGGGTACTGATGAGGAGCGACTCGGCGCCCGCCCTGCGTCCGTGGCCGCTCGATATTGAACGGCACCCCCCGAAAGCTCG